AAACACAATGTAGGTGTAGCCGTCTTCGTCTGTGCTTGTTGTGTACACAGTAGACACGTTTGACCAGTCGTTTAAGTTGTCTACCTGCTGCCAAGTAACGTAATAATTTCCGCTTGCTACGTACACTGCAATACTCGTTACATCAACAAATGCTTGAGATAGCAAGTAGTACTGGTTGATGGTTCCATCAGACGTTCCAACTAATTCTCCAGACACATCACCAACGATGCTGGAGTTAGCAAGGTTTTCTGCTAAACCAGCAATGTTGCGACCTTGGTAAACTACGTGACTTAAGGTTCCTTGGTAAGGAACAGAAACATCTTCGTTTAATGAAAAGTAAACTTCCATTACTTCGTTGTTATAGGTAACATCCTGGTAAAATTGCGTTCCTGCTGGAATAAGGGTACTTCCAGTTTCGTATGCATAACCACTAGCACCACCAACAGCAATGTTTGAGTAGTTAGCAATTCCTCCAGAAACATAAGTCTTGGTTGGAGCACTAGCAGAAGCCACTTGGACTGTAAAAGTTCCAGCAACCGTATCGATGCTATACACAGTAAATGTTCCGTTAACAGTTCCAGTACCACTACCTGACATGGTCACCCCGCTAACAATAACGCTCTGACCAACAGTCATAGTTTTAGTATCTGGAAAAGCATAGTTAAAAGCAATGCTGTATCCCGAAATAGCAGGAACTGCTGCAACAGTATACCCAGTAATGTTTGCTTGTGGACGGTATTTAATTACGTTGCTACCAACTGGAACGCTGAGAGAACCTCCAGAGTAAGTAAGACCAGTAATTGTAAATGTTCCGTTGTATTGACCAGCAGTAAAGTAGAGGGTAGTTCCATTAGCAATTGACTGTGCACTACTCAAAGTAAGCGTGGTTCCAACACAAGAGACTACGGTAGGTGAGCCAGCGATGCCAGTTCCAGAAACTACCTGACCAGCAACAATACTTGAATTAGACGCAGTCAACGTAATGACTGTGCTGGAAGTGCTTGAGTTTCCACCTGTAGAAGATGTCTCAGCATGCCCTGTTACAGTAACTGTTTCTCCAACTACAAAAGTGTGGTCATTAGGAACAATTAGGTAAGCATCAGTGCTTTCCAAAACCGAACCACCAATGTCTCCACGGTATCCTTTGTTGCTAACAAAAGTGATAGCGGTAGTTGCTGAGGTATAGCCTTGAGGGTAATAGCCATACTGAGCAGCCAAGTTCAACACGCTTTGGCGTTGAGTTGCAGTCAATAGGTAAGACTCATTAGCAATTCGGTCAATGTAATAGTTGACTAAGTCACCCATGTAGGCAAAAGACTCAATGAGGGCTAGACCAAAGTCGGCAGGGTCATTGCCAGCCCAACCAGGGACTCGGTCCTGCACACGAACAATTAATTCTTGGCGTAGGGCGGAGTAATCTCTGCTGGTGTAATCAACAGAGGGGACTATCTTCTTTGGTGCTACAGTCATTTAGAGTGCCTCTTTAGGTAGTTTGTTTCCTGAAATACTGATGGTTCCAACAGTAACTGGGACGGTGCTAACCAGGATTTGACGGTTAGGTAAAGCGTAAGTAATTGTCACACTCATGATGTTGTCTTTTAAATCGTAATCATTTGTGATGTCGGCAAGGGTTAGCATTGGCAAGAAGTTTTCAAACGCTTTAGTAACAGTGTCTTTGACCTTCTCCTCCATACCAGTTTGAGTATCAAACAACGCTTCTTTTATTTCTGTTCCAAAGTTACTTCGCATAACTCTTTCACCTATGGAGGTTCCCACTACGGATAATACTCGGTCCTCCCAAATCTTTTGCTGGTCATTGGTCTTTACTATGTTTCCATAGTTGTCGTATCTAAACGGTAAAGAAATTGCAGTTTCTTGTATGCTCATTATCTTCCCATCTTGGTTGACCGCCATACAGCAGGAGTACGCTTAAACCCTTGGTTACCTTGATTAGTAACAGGTTCTGGTTGATGTAGCCTAACTGAACTAGGCAAGAACGAGTTAAAAACGTTGCCCAATGCGTTTAAAGCATGCTCTAAGTTTATCGTTCCAACAGTGCTGGCGTCTCGCTTTCTAAAAGGAGTTTGCACAGTGTTACCAACACCATCAGTAACTAAGTTAAGGGTAACTTCGTGGTCTCCAGCAAGGGTAAACGTATGGCACACATCCTCAACAAGCCAGTATCCGTCAGTTAATTCACCAGTACCACCAATGTAAACGGCTGCATGAGGTCTAATGCGGATGTCACCTTGAGCCTGTGCATGAGCAGGCATTTTAAACCTACCCATAGTAGCCGCTCCATGAGCCAATGCTATGGACTCGGCTCGATTGTTAGCCACAGTCTCCGTAAGATACTGGTTAAACAAAACATCATGGTTGTTCTTACGGAGGTTAGTTCCAACTTTTTGTGGACTTCTGGAAACAAGAAACCCTTCGTTAGTCACTGGGTCTACTCCACCAACATTCTTAACGGAGCGAAGGTGTTGCTTGTCTGATTCCACATACTCGCTGTTAAGCACCTTAAATCTTTGGAGAGTTTTATCGAAAACAGCCTGCCCCACAGGTATTGCTTGATTGTCCATAGTAAGAACAGCGGCATTATTAAATGAACTGTTAATTAGGTTATCTAGTTTTTTAAAGTAAAAGTCCATACCATCTGCATAGGCTCCATAGCCTAGCAAATCCGCCTGCATTTGAATCCACTCCCAGTCAGATTGTCCAGACATGATTAACTGTGCTGGTCGGTAATCATTAGGGTCGCCATGGAATCTATACCCATGTTCAGTAACTATCTTTTTTACAACATCAGGAATAGTCATGTTTGTAAACACTCGAATGTCCTTAGCCTTCATTACAAAGGTAGAGCCCCAACAAGTAATGGTCATAAGGTTGCTACGCTGTGAGTTAACAGTTTTGCTAATACCCTGAACATAACCAATCCAATGCTTAGTGTCATTTCCATACCGCCATGTAAACGTCACTGGTACTCCAGACTTTATTGTGGAGAACCAAAGTGGGCTTACTTGAGAGTACTCAAGCACAAGAAGGTCGTGCTTACCCTTAGCCTGAATCAACTCAACCTTTCTTGGTTGAGTCTCATGAAGGCTAGAGAAGGTAGGGAACTCTACAGTGTACCTAGTACTTCTAAACTTCTTATTATTCTTAAGGCTAGTCACGAGGAATCCTTATAGTTGTGCCCACAACGATGTCAAATGGGTCAATAATTTCTGGGTTGTAATCCATAATCTTCCACCAAAGCAACGGGCTGCCAAGAAGGTCGTTAGCCACAGCGTCTATACGGTCGTTCTCAACCCAGTTGTAGTAGTAGAACTTTGTTTGGGCAGTAGGGAATGTGCGGTAAACCGTAATTCTAGGCAAGTTAGTTCTAGAATCATTTGCAGTAAAAATAGTGCCATCTGCGTAACGGCTGTCAGAGTAAATCATTTTGGTGCCTTTGACGGTTCAACATAACGGGAGAAGGTAAGCGAAACAGAAGAAAAAACAGGAACCATTCTTTCATTAAAGATAGTGTGGTTTACTTCCATACCAGCAAGCATTCCCCAATACCTCATAGATTTACCTAAGTGAAGTTCAACAGGTGCAGCACCTACATACCCTAGGTCAGCAGTGTAGCCACGAAGCCAGGACTTTTGAATCAAGGCACCTTGGCTTGCAGTGCGTAGAAGGTACTCTATGTCATACATAGTTCCCTTTTTGAAAATGTCTATTTGGTCTTTTGCAGTAGGGACATGGTTACCATACTGGGCTTTACCTGCCTCAGTTAAAGTACCGTTTTTGTTAAAGTACTTCATGTCAAACATTCTGTTGATAATAATTTCAAAAGAAATAGTGGAGAAGTTACCATCAGTACCCATCAAGTTAAACCCTTCTCGACCACTAGTCAACATACCTAGGTCAATGGCTGGAGCCATGGCATAGGTCATGGTTACTGTGGCTGGGTTGTACAAAAATTGGAATCCCCATTTAACCCATTCGGCTTCATAGGACCATCCTGCTCCACCACCTGGGTCGCCTCCACTTGGTGCAATTCCAGACAAGTTCTTAGTTACGTTAGTCATAGCAAACATGCCTTTGCTATTTGAAGCACTATTAAACAACTGCATTGCACGTTCAACTTTTTGTGGGGTGTTACCTCGGTAGGTAGTTTCCTTTAAGTACTCTGTGTTGTTGCTAAAGTAAGCATCCGATACTGTAGGCACATTGTATGTCAGAGACAACCCTTTACTAGGACGACCAGCAGTACTAACCTGTGTTTGCTCTTCAACTTGAGGTGCGGGAGCAGAGACGAGTGACGCTCCTGCTGGAGAGGTGTTTGGGTTCAACTGTGGTGGTGCCACAATGCCCTTAACAAAGTCCGAAGGCGTGTCTGCAACGGTCTTTGTATCGTGGGTAATGTTAGTACCCTTATCGCCTTTTGCAACCACCTTAGTATTAAGTGAATCATTTAAAGAATCAATTACGCCTTGAATACGGGCATGCTCTTTATTTAGTTTTGTTTGTTGAGTAATTAAAGTTGATAAAGCAGCAGTTTTTGCTTCAGTAGTAGCCCAGGTCACACTATTAGCAGTAGAAATTCCTTTAGCGTTTTCCTGAATAGCATTTTCAAGGCTTGTCAAATAAACTTTAGCCGCTGCGATGTCGTCCTTCAAAGATGCAGTATCAGAGGCTTTATCGGCGGCTTTGGTGTACTTTTGGCTTGCCTTACTGAAAATCCCTTGTGCATTTTTTTCGTAGTCATTCATGGCTGCTCTATCCAACGAAGTTACGGTGGCTGCAGTAGTGGTACTAGTAGAGACGGTTACTTTGTCTTTAGTTGTTTTGTTTGAATTCTGTACAAGATTGTAATAATCAATAACAACATCAACCCAGTTAGGTTTCGCTGGTGGTGGCTGATAGCCTGGTCCAAATGAGCCTGACATTAATAACTTCCCATGTTAGATTGCAAAGTACCATCGTCTAGGTACTGTTTAACTAGTTTGGCAAACTTAGACGCTTCTGACTCACTAACGTCAGGTAATTGCAAAGTAATGTTTACATTGTTGCCTGAGCCTTTAGCGGTGTTTGCTCCAGTGCTTGGGGTATTTGCAGTGTTTGCTCCAGTGCCTGATGAGGTATTTGCAGTAGCGGATGACACTGCTTTACCACCACCAGCAAGGTTAACCATTGCGTTCACAGCCCCTTGCATAGCCTTCATGTCACCAGAACTAAGGGATGCAACAATGGCTTGAATCTGTTGTGCGTTAGCCCCAAAGAAGCCACCGCTAGAAACAAGGGCTTGGGCAGCAGACATCTGACTAGCAGAACCAGTAGAGCCAGCAGAACCAGTAGAACCAGTACTTCCAGCAGAACTAGCAGCAGCACCTCCAGTTAAGTTTGCTTGAGCGTTTAACTTATCAATAACGGTCTTAGGATTTACTTTTGTACCGTTTTTGTCTTGAACTTCAAAGTGCAAGTGAGGACCAGTAGTACTTCCAGAGTGACCAGAAAGACCAATCAAATCATTCTTACTAATTTCTCCACCACTTTGGTATGCTTGTTTTACCTTGCTTGAAATTTGACTCAAGTGACCATAGATAAACTTGTAACCACTAGGGTGAAGAACGTGCACTTGCAAACCTAGGCTAAAGGTTTTATCGCTTTCAATTCCATCGTAAACCGTACTAGATTTTCTTCTATCTGCTTCTGTACCTATGTAGAACCGTTTGGTACTTCCCTCAGCCTTAACTACTTTTCCTCCAGTTACTGCATACACTGGGCTACCTTCGCTTGCTTGGTAGTCTTTACCCATGTGTGGGCGACCAGTAGTTTTAAAGTAAACACCAGTGCGGTCATTAAAATCTGCTCCCTTTACAACATGACCACCTGGAATAGGTGCAGCCATTGCTCCACCAGATGAACTAGGTAGTGCTTCTCCACCACCGCTAGGTAGTGCTTCCCCACCACCTTTACCAGTATCTTTGTTGCCAGGGTTACGCTTGTTGTTAACAGGTCCAGCGTTGTCCATCCATAAACCTCCACCAGCAACGGTTGTGGTTAATCCAGCGGCACCCATGGCTACTAACCCTGCAGTACCCATTGCCAAGTTAGTCGCAGGAATAACGGCAGTTGTTGCTGCTCCCACCCAGTCACCCATTGCAAACTGAACTGCTGCTTTACCAAGTTCTAAAGCATTTCCTCCAGCCCAAGAAGCAACAGAACCAAGTGCTTTAGACCCACCTTCATAAACTTTGCTTGTTTTCATTGTGGATAGGAAGGCTAAATTGACACCTGCCATAGTTGCAGCAAGAGTACCCGAAACATCATTTAGTAGTTGCAGAGGTTGTACGGCTGCGGTGATACCTTGAATGTATGCCTGCTCTGCTTTATCCAACTGATTTGTTTCAGAAGAGTTCAAAGCATAAAGAGAGTTCATTGGGTTAGCATTACCAGAAGCATTACCAGAACCTAACCCAAATGCTCCGCTAGGACCTAAATCGTTATAGATTTTGTTCATGGCGTCTTGGTTAGACAAATCCATGTTGCTTCCAAAAGACTTTTCTCTTGCCCATTGCTGGAACATTTCAGCACCTGCTTGGTCATTACCAAACGCACCTTTAAGAAATGCCGAACCGTTACTTCTACGAAAACTGGCGTTCAAGTCTTCAAGACTCATTTGGTCTCGACCGCCAGTCAGCCTACTGTAAAGTTCTTCAAAGATTTGACCTTGAGTTTTTTCTTTTCCAGTCTCTAAATCAGAAGTATAGATACCAAAATTTCTGAGCATCTTTGAGGAACCCTCAGCACTGGTCATGCTTTCAATGGAAGACGCCGCAGCCTCATTAGAAATGTTTAAGTACTTACCAGCGTTACCGATGGTACGAAGAGTTTGTTGATAAGTGCTATCTTTTTGACCAGAGGCATTCATACCACGACCAAGTAAGTACTTTGCAACACGAGCATCGGCACCCACGGAGGTTAATCCTCCAGTATCATTTAAGGTTCCTAGCGTCATGTCTTGGATGCTAGGCATACCAACGCCTGCACCCATGTTACGCATCATGGCAGTCATACCATTAGTGGCACGAGGGAAGCGGTTACCTGCGTACATAGTAGCGTTGTAGTACTCAGTAGCACGGGTCATTGTTGCCCCCATGTCAGGCAGCATTTGCTGAACGCCCTCTGTTACGTTACCCAGCATAACGCTGGCAAGTCTAGGGTCACCTTGAGTCATTGGTTTTGCATCTAGGACCGAGCCCATGCCAGCAGCCATAGAGCCAAACTTGCCCCAGACATTGGTCATGGACGCTCCACCGCCACCACCAGTAAACCCTCCAAGTGAATTAGCCATGGAGTTTCCAGTTTGACCAGCACCAAGCGACTGCTGCCCAGTACCAGTTCCACCACCAAAAGCGTTCTTTATGCTTGAGCCTAGTTTGCTGGCAAAACCATTTGCCTTTTGTAGGTTTTCAGTAATCTTTGCACTGGACTTTTCGGCAGAAGAGAACGCCCCCGACAACTTCTCGATTGTCATACCACCCATAAGGTTATTGACTATGTTTGCCATGCTATGTCCTTACAACTCGTCCAAGTTCTCTGCCTATTTCTAGCCAGTTCTTGCGTTCTCTATTGCTTAATCTTTGAATGTCTTTCAAAGACCAACCCTGAAATGCCACTGCCAATGTAGACCATTGGTACATCAGTGCTTCGTAATCTAGGCGACTAGATTCGAAACAAAGCCCCGAGACTAATCGGAACTTCTACCTTTCCCTCACAGTCGGGACAGGTGACCGTAATGTTATCGAATTGTGGACCAGGGTTGCGAGATGTAATTTCTTCTAAGAGTTTGCGGCGGTCTACAAGCCCTAGGTTTAGAACCTGTTGCTTGCTTACCACGGGTGCTCCATTAATCTCCATAATGCAGTGCTCCAGAATAACTGTCTGAAGTTCTGCTAATGTCCTATCAGGATTAGAGATTAACTCACGCTGCGTTGCTCCAGTAGGAAGTGTGACTAGGAACTCGCCCTTCTTACCTTCCACAGTGAATGTGCGGTCAGCAGGGTCAAGCAAGACCTTAGTCTTGATGTCCTCATTAACATCAATGCCTACTACCTTGATGTCATTACACCCCTGACATAGAACACCCATTTCTGCGGTGGTTCCAAAGGTGGCACGGTAGATTCCTATAAGCAAGGAATCTCGGTCACCAGCCAGGAGTGAGTCTAGAATCTTTTCCGTAGCAGGAGTGTTACCAATACTTACTACGGCTCGGTTCAGCACAGTGTTCAGTGCCTTACCAATAGTTGCTGTCTTGCTCAAGAACTCTTCGTCTTTACCATTGAGTTCTCGAACTTCTGCGGTCTTGATGACCTCCCCGTCTGGACTTACGTATCCAGCAGGGAGGTTCACCAAGGTATCCGAAGGAGGGGTTATTTCGGCTGATGCTGGTTTGGTGTTCTGTTCTGCAGTTGCTTTTCCAATCAAGTCATTAGCCAAGTTTGGGTTAGTTGCTGCGTTAAATGTTTGTTCTACCATGTGAGTTTTCCTTTAGTGAGGGTTATTTAAAGGCTAGTGCCTTTGTGGTTAGGTCTGGAGCCCAGTTAACATCGAAGCCTTCGTGGACTAGAGTCATCTGCTCTACCAGAATAGCGTTGTCACCAGCGTTTAGGTCTGAGTACGCAATAGAAGTAATCCATGCGTTGTAGACCTTGAATCGCATAGCAACGTGGTCGGTTGAGGTTCCATTGTTGTTAGCACCAGTTAGTTCGGTAGTTCCACCTGAACCTGGGATTGGGTGCGATAGCACAGCAATCTCAAGGTCGCAACGGAAGTTCTCATTCTGACCAGCAGCGGTAGTACCGTTAGCCTGAACAGTTGCGAATAGTTTACGCATCCAGTCCCAGTGCTGTGAGGTACCTAGGATAACACCACGCTGCAGAGTCACAGGAGAGAACGAAGTCTGACCTGGAATCTGGTGGACAGTGGTGTTGTAGCCACCTTCACGGTAAGGGA